AGCCATTACTGTACTTGCTAGTTCGCTAATTATTGTGGCCTTAGCATGTGGTGCTTTACCGTGAGAGGTTACTTCGTCACCATCTAGTGACACTTTTTTGCCGTCTGCAAAGACTGTGCTTGCGCCTGGGCCTTTTATTACGCCCTTGGCTTTGTCTGTACTTACTCTTCCTATTCCTGGCATATTATTATTTATCTTCAGGAATTTCTTCTTTTTCTGCTAATCGTTCTTTGTCTCTTATAACAATTTTTTCGTAATCTTCTGCAGTAATCTGATTGGTTTCCATTACACTTACTACAGCATTAATATTAATAACTACTTCTTCTATGTTTGCAGTAAGGGCATAAGGAATCAATGCCATTTCGCCGTTATCATTATTAATTATTACAAGTCTAGGATTACCAACAGTTAAACATGTTAATTCATCGTCTATACTTAATAACATTGTAATAACTTCTAGATTACTGGTTGTTTTAATAGAAACAACCTTTCCAACTAATTCTTCTATATTATACATTGTGTCTCCTAAAGGCTAAAGCCCTTAAATGTGTCATTTGTTACATCCTGTTTTGTACCACCAATTACATAGGAACTAATTTCAGTTTCTTGTGGTGCTACTTGTACTTCTCCTCCACCAATCCACTTTTGTGTCCACGGCAAAGGATTTGTACCCATATTATATACCTTTTCTATGCCTACTGAATGCATTCTCTTGGCCGCAATAAATTCAACATACTGCTTTAATAGTTCAGCATTTAGTCCAATGATACTGCCGTCTTTGAACAAATAATCTGCCCAAACTTTTTCTTGTTCAACAGCATCTATGAACATTTGTTTACATTCTTCTGCTGTTTCTTGTTTTATTTTAGCAAAGTCTTTGTCTTCTTGAGGTAAAAATTTTAGCATTTGTTGTGTACTTGCTAAGTGTACATTTTCGTCTCTTGCAATAAGTTTAATAATTTTAGCATTGCCTTCCATTCTTTTAAGTTCTGCAAAAGCCCAACTACATGCAAATGACACATAGAAACGCACACCTTCAAGTATGTTTACACTCATTATGCATTTCCATAATCTCTTTTTATGCTCATACAGATCGTATTTTTTACTTTCTTTTTCTCTTAGTAGATTATATTCTATAAGTTCATCATAGTTCTTAGTAATGCTATCTGCACAATCAACAATCTCTTTAATGTCTAACATTTCATCAAACACTTTGCTTGGATTTGCATACACATTTCTAATAATATGTGTATAACTTCTGCTGTGAATTGTTTCACTAAATGCCCAGGTTTCAATCCAAGTTTCTACTTCAGGCAAACTTACAATAGGCAAAAAAGCAAGGTTAGGTGAGCGACCCTGCACACTGTCTAACAGTATTTGTCTCTTTAAATTGCTGGTAAAAATATGTTGTTCAAAATCGGTTAAGTCTTTAAAGTCTTTAGCATCTCGTATGATATCAACTTCTTCTGGACGCCAAAAAAAGCCTAACTGCTTGTCAGTAATTTTATCAAATTGTTTGTATTTTAGAGTATCAAACCTCTGCATACCCATACCACCATTGTCATCCAAAAACATTTTTGCTTTTGTATGATCGGATTTATTTTTAATATCTAAAACACTCATATTTCTCTTTTTCAAATTTTACAACTCTCGCAGTCTTCATCGTCTTCTACAAATGCTGTAGTAACCATTTGTGGTTGCTCCACAGTTTCTTTGTTAATATCAATCTCGCCTTGACCATCATAAGTATTGTTATAGTATAACTGCTTACCACCATACTTGTAAAACATGAGTATATCTTGTATAAGCACACTCATTGGAACCTTTTCATCTTCGTAGTGTTCCGGATTGTAAGATGTATTTACTGAAATACCTTGATCAATATATTTTTGTAACACTGCCATTATTTTTAAATAGCCTTGTGGGGACTTCTGATCCCATAGTAAATCATATTTGTTCTTTAATCTTTTATATTCTGGTACCACTTGTTTTAATACACCGTGTTTGCTTTGTTTAACACTAACATAACTGCGTGGTGGTTCAATACCGTTTGTGCTGTTTGAAATCTGTGCAGAAGTTTCTGCTGGCATCAGTGCCATCAGTGTGCTGTTACGAATACCAGTTTCCTTTAACTGTTTACGCAATCCTTTCCAATCTAAACGCTCTTTGTGTTTAACAAGTTCGTCAACATCTTTTTTGTATGTTTGATTAGGTGTAATTCCTTGTCCGTATTTTGTTTCTACTGTACCAGAACATGCACCTTTTTCAACTGCCAAGTTTGCACTGGCTTTGATCAAATAGTAACTCCATGCTTCTGCCCATTCGTCAACAAGTTCTAAATTAGGATCCTGATAGTTAGTGTCGTGTTTTGCTAACCAATATGCAAAATTAATAATACCAATGCCTAACGGCCTTCTACGCATAGTTCCTAGTCCCGCCGCTAATACTGGGTATTGTTGATAGTCTAAAAGTTCATCTAATCCTCTGACAGCAAGATTACAAATATTTTCAAATTCTGCCGGGTCTTTAATTGCTCCCCAATTTATTGCACTCAATGTACATAAACTAATTTCTCCATTTGGATCATCGATATTTTTAAGAGGTGTTGTTGGTAGATCAATTTCGCAACACAAGTTACTCATACGCACAGGTGCAACTTCTTCTAAAAATGCGCCATGTGTATTAGCATGGTCTACATTCATTAAATAAATTCTGCCTGTGTCTTTGCGTTCTTGTACAAACGCAGAAAAAAGTTCAATAGCAGGAATAGATTTTTTACGCAATCTAGTATTTCGTTCTGCTGTTTCGTATAGTTCTTTAAACTTGTCTTGATCTGCATAGAATGCGTCATATAATCCCGGCACATCATGCGGAGAAAACAATGTAATTTTTTCACCAGCAATCAATCTTTCGTACATGAGCTTGTTAAACTGTACACCATAGTCCATATGGCGTACACGATTTTCTTCTGTACCTTTGTTATTCTTTAATACCAGCATGTCTTCAATTTCATAGTGCCAAATAGGATAGTACAGTGTGGCGGCACCGCCTCTCACGCCACCTTGGCTACAACTCTTAACTGCTGATTGGAATAATTTATAGAAAGGAATAACGCCGGTATGCGTTGCATCACCTTTTCTGATAGGTGAACCAATTGCTCTAATACTACCAGCACCAATACCAATACCTGCTTTTTGACTTACATACTTAACAATAGCACTCGATGTTGCATTGATACTATCTAAACTATCTCCAGATTCAATTAACACACAACTACTAAACTGTCGCTGTGGGGTACGCACACCCGCCATAACTGGCGTAGGTAAACTAATCTTGAATGTACTAATTGCATCGTAGTATGCTTTAACATAATGCATTCTTGTATCTTCTGGATATTTTGCAAACAATGTTGCCGCAATCATCAGGTATGCAACTTGTGGTGTTTCAAATATTTCACCAGTTGCTCTGTTCTGTACAAGATACTTGCCACGGAATTGTTCCATAGCCGCATAGGTTAGATACTCGTCTCTTTCATGGTCAATAAATTCTTGTAATTCGTTAATTTGATCTTTGGTATAAAGTTCTAAAAACTCTGCATCGTAAAAACCCTTTTCAACATTAATTTGAATAATGTCGCACAAGCAAGGAGGCATAAATTTGCCGTAAACTTGTTTACGCAAATGATAGTTAATTAATCGCCCGCCAACAAATTGATAATTTGGAGTTTCTTCTGTGATAAGATCAGCGGCACTTTTGATAAGTGTTTCTTGAATATCGCTTGATGTTATACCATTTGAAAATTGTATTTGGCTGTGAATCTCAACTTCACTGGCACTAACACCAGTGATGTTTTCACAGGCATACATAACGACTTTGTGTAACTTATCTATGTTTAGATCTTCTAGTGAGCCGTCTCTCTTTTTTACCTGCATGTGTGTCCTTTTTAAAAGTAATTAAAAAATATATTTACCTGAATTTTATTGTAGTATAAAACTACTTAAAAGTCAAGCGAAAAGATCTTTTTTGGACACTTTATGCTTTGCAAAAACAACAGAATTGTCTAGTGCAAACTGCTTAGTAACTACCTCATCAGCAAAAAAATTATACACTTTATCTTTGTGAGCAAGTACTAAACCGTCAGTGCCATCAATGTTATTACTTATCACTAAAAACTCTAATTCTTCATCAGTAATGAATCCTTTATTGATAAGAGTTGCTGTTAGAATTATAGTAACTCCACTTTTGCAAAAATACCCTTCGCTTACTATTTCAAATGGATTTGGCCAACTACTAGGAGTGTAGTAGTCTAAGTACCTAGGTAAAATTTTAATGTTCTGAAATTGCTTTATAAGTTCTTCTGCAGAACTAAAATTTGTATGTCGTAAATCACGCCATACTTTCAGTCGGTCGTCTGGGGTATTAACATTTGTGAACATTAACTAGTTGTTAAAGCAGTTTGATATTTTCTTCTAATAAAAATAAAGTCAATATCTACACCAGGAGACAAAGTATTTACAGCATCAATCTTAACACTATCTGTGCCTGCATCATATGTTGCTGTTAATTGTACATTACCTGTGTAGCCATCCTTGAGATCTGAATAATTATCTAAAAATAATGCTTGTTGGGCATCAACATCGCCTGTTATTTGTAGTGTTCCTATTCTTTTATAAGTTAATGATGTATTTGCTGATCTATCTTTCATACTGTATTCTACAAAATGAGCATCGTGATTTGTTGCATCTACTTCTAGGTCTGCTATTCTTGTAGTAACACTAGCATCAAGTGTTGCACCTAATGGTGCTGTAAATGTAGCATCAGAATCACCTGCTTCTTGGCTTTCTAATGTTAAAATTTCAATGTTTGTTTTAACATTTAGCAAGCCTCTAATATCTGCATTTTCAGTATCAAAATATACATTATTTAAAATTGATGTAAAGTTTCTTGCTTCTTCACTACTAACAAAAATTGCTTCGTTAGTTGCAGTATCAATGTCCATAGCCCATGCATAAACATTGCCTGAACTTACAGAACTGTATTGATTGTTTACACCCACACTAGATATCATATTAGTATTATTTTTTACTGCTTCGAGCCATTGCTCTAACTTTGATTTAACTGTGCTGTTTGATTTTGTATAACTATCATTAACTAAACCCAATCTAGTATTAGTACCTTTAACATCATCATATAACTTAAATCCTATAGAATTTTTTGTAGTATCTTGATTTTCTTCTAAATAAATTCTACTATTAATCTGTGCTGGAGGCATTCCTATGCTCCATGGAAAATCTGTATCGTTATTTACAACAGTCATTGCTGTTTGTAGATCTGTATTTCCTAGTAAATCTGCATTATATACTGGCACAATAGATACTGTAGCATCTTGTACATATGGTTGTACTGGAAATTCAAGTATCGATGTTTGAGTTGCTACTGTTACCGCAGTAAATGTATTATCAGTTGCACTGACAACTGCTGTATTTCCACTAACAATAGTAGTGTTTGCAGGAGTATGGAATTCCTCGCCATCTGCAAATCCGTGGTTATTAGAAATAATTACAATATTACTTGCAACTCCTGCTTTCCTAGTTATGAACGAAATATTACTGTAATCAGTATTGTTTATTACACACGCATTTGATAGAGTCACTGTTAATGAAGTACTGCCACCGCCTGCTGTAACTGTGCCAACTTCGCCGTTAAGACTAGCAACATTGGTGTTATCGATAAAATATAGTGTATCACCATTTTCTATATTTTCTTCGTTGCTAACTGCTATAATAGGTGCAAGTGGATCAGCATCATTAATGCTTGTAAGGGTTCTTACTGTGGTTGCTGTATTAGCAGGCAAATCAAGTACAACATTAGTCGCATTGTTTGTGTTAATATCTAACACTTTACCATTAAGCCATGTAGATGTTGCCGCATCAGAAACTACAGCATAATTTTTACCATCAAAATTAGAATAATGAGTTGCTCCTGTTGCTACTGTGAATGTATAATCGTTACCTGAAGGATTAGCAACAGTACCAGATACACTAGTGATATTTTGAATATTTCTAGATGCTAATATGTTACCTAATGTTGCACTACCAAATTGTCCGTTATTGTCAAAATTAGGTGCAACAGGTGTGTTTTTTACATCAGTTGCAATTACGGTGTGTTTTGGATTTAGTCCTATAAGACCAACACCAGTACTGGCCGCAATTCGAATATTTTTCTTTTCAATCTCTCTATAAGAAGGAATATTATATCCAGCATGAAAGCCTGGAACGCCTACTATGCCTGCGCCACCGTAACCAATATCGTTAGATGAACTATTAGTAGTTGTTATAGCGGTATAGATATCAGCATTGCTATAATAAGTTACACCAATCTCATCTTTTGCTTCTGGTGCTGTTCTGAATGTTAACTGATGAGTACTGTTACTAGCAGAGCCGGAACTAAAATAGTAATCAAACCCACTTCTAATATTTGAATGAGATGCTGTGCTTGCTCCGTCTGCCGATAATTCAAATCCGTTTTTTACAACTGTTATACCAGTTGCACCAAACGCACCAGAGCCTTGTAAATCAGTAAATACAGTCTCGCCTGTAACAAAAACAGTGTCACCTGATGTTGCGTTTGCTTGTTGATAACTTGTAGGGAACCAAGTAAATGTTACTGCACCATTAAAGAAGTTTCTGTTGTATCTTCTATGAGGTACTTTGAATTGAATAATATTATCTGTAACTAAATCTGTAGCAGTAGTTTTTGCACTTAAAACATTTTCAAACTTTGCAGTTTTATTATAAGAATCTGTAGTTACACTGGTGTCTGCACCAATGTAAATTTGTCTACTATCAGTTGCAAAACCAATTTCACCTGGTCGTAAAGGTTTAGGAAGATCTTGTTTTAATCCTCGTCTATTTTGTATCCTTGTAATAATTGTTTTGTCGTTTTCTGCCACTACTGAGTCTCCTAACTTAGTAGTATTTATCACTTTTAGGAATTACTTTGAATAATAATCTGCTAGTCTATTGGCCCACTTATTGCAATAGTGATCAAATTCGTCACCCTGTATAACAAATTCAGCGAAATTAGCATCTCGATCAACCATTAAGATAGCAACTTTTTTAATTTTGCTTTCAAACATTTCATTATGTGCAAGTGCATAAGCACAACCTTGTAAAAAGTAGTCTTCGATCCATTCTCGTTTTTTGAGTTTCTTTGCTGTTTTGAAATCAATAATTGCTTCTTCGCCTTCGTGTAAGCCGATGGCATCACTTGTACCTGCATAAAGACCATGTGCAATAAGCCCAACCTCTACTCCGTACAGTTCATTTACTTTAGAAAAGCCTACATTTATCATTTCTTCTGTCATACTTCTTGCAAGTATGCTAATATGATTGTTTCCAAATGTGTCCCATTCTTCACCTAAAATATATTTTTCTAATGCACCATGAACTTTGGTTCCTAGTCCTGCTGATTCTGTACTTATACGAGTTGCTTCTGCTTCGCCTATTCTTTTTCGCCATTCAATAAGAGCAGTTTTGTCACCTGTGTCACTTAAAATAGTGGTAACACTAGGTACAGGATTATTGTCCTCTCCTACATATTGTCTGCCTTGTTTAGTTTGGATACGCCTTAATTCAGGATATTGATATTTAGATGTTAACATGTATAAAATACTTCATAGTTGTTACCAACTTATGTTCCATTGTAAGTGGTTAGTTTGACCTGGGTCACTAACTATACTTACCCCGTAACCTAAATCTGTGAAGTATTTTTTGACATAATTTAATTGATCAAGTTTTGTTCCGTCTGACACAATTGAATTCCAAACATTGTAATATACATTACTGTTTGTCATTGTTGTATTGTTTACATTTGCATATAGTACACCAGCATCTACATTGGCAAAAACAGCATTTTCTATGGCTGTTACTTCGTTATGTATTATAGTATTATTTCTAGTACTGCTTCTTGCTGTGGTTGCATTTATAAATATACCTGGCATTATTGTGGTAACTCCGCATTTATATCTTGCATGGCTTGGTTGCCCGCCATTGCACCAACATCAACACTTGGTTCTGCATCTGTGTCTATGTCTGCTGGAAGTTCATCCATTGGTACAATTTTATCTCTATCTACACTACTAGCAAATCCACTTTTATCAACTGCTTGAATAACTTCGTCAGTGGTTGTAATAAATCCTGATTTTGCTAATAGATTTTTGAATTCTTCTGTTGGTATTTCGCCTCGGTCTTCTGCCGCTAGTCTAACCAACAGATCCTGTACTGCAACAATTAAGTCGCTGAAGTAACTTTCTTTGACAACGACTTCGTTTATGAGCATGTTACACCTCTACTGGTGCTCTACCTAGTGGCTCTTCCTCTGGACCAGCCGCGGCAGGCTCGTTAACATCTACTGCAGGCATATCGTCTACAACTGCATCTGCTGGACTAGGTTCAGCCATAACATCGCCTGTATCACCTAAACCCATTTCGCTACCTGCCATTGGTTCGCCTGTGATTTCACCAACCAATGCATTAATACCTTCTTTACCTGTTTTAGCACCTTGAAGCGCCGCTTGTAAAACTTGGTCTGCTGAATCTTTAAACTGTTGAGCTCTTTGTGCGCCAAACTCATGAATCATTTGATCAGCAATAGCAGGAATATCTTCATTTACCATTCTGCCCAATCTTTCAACTTGGTCTTGAATGTCGTCTGCTAATGCTCTAACAGCCATTACAACTTCTGCTTCTTCAACACTAGTACCTTCAAGTTCTTCGTTTAGTAAATCATCAATTATATCATTAAACATGCTTTCGTTTTTCTTTTCGTCTTTAGTATCGCCAGTAACTTTAAATGTTTTACCGTCTACTTCAAACTCATCATCACCTGCGGCAATTGCCTTTCTTCTTGCATCTACAAATGCATTTGCTTCTTTAATTTTAGCACCAAAGAATTTAATACCTTTAACCAAGTTATCACCATCTAAGCCGTTTAAGAATCCAACAACTGCATCTCTGCTTTTACCAGTTACGGTAGCAAAACTTTCTAACATTTCTTCTATGGCATCGTAACTGCTTGTGTCAACAAGTTCTACACCACACTCTTTCGCTAGTTCGCCTAAAAGTTGTTCGTTAAGATCTGTTTCAGGGGTAACAACTTCTTCTTCAATTGCTTCGCCCATTCCCATACCACACTCATCCATGTACTCTTTTGCCGCTTTAATAACTATAGGAAGAACATATTCGTCATCAAACGCAAATCGATTATCCATTCTGTATCTATTCATACACTCGCCACATGCTTCGTCCATTGTGTAACCACTATCCATAAGTTTTCTTACACTTGCCATAAGCATTTCTTTCATTTCGTTATGGGCTGGCGATTCTGCATATATGCCTTCGTTAAGCATAGTTTCTACAATATCTTTAATTCCTAAATATTTTGCATACTCAGGATGTAGATGAAAGTGTCTATCTGACCCTTTAATTTTGATAAGTGCTAGTTCTGATTTTTCTTTGATGGCTTGCAATTTTTCTTTTTTTGGAAAATTATATGCAACACCAACACCAAACTCTTCTTTTAAGAATTTGTTAATCTTACTAACCTTTTCGATCTTTGTTTGATTAAATTCTTTTAAAAACATGATATTCTTCCTAATATAAAAGTATTATACTCTTATTTATCATCGGAAGAAGGATTTTAATTTAGAAATTTGCTAAAGTATCTCTGACACACCGTAGGTATGCAAGAGTCATGTCCAATCTTGCTTCAACTATTTCGAATTTTTCTGGATCTTTAGTTGTTTTTAAAGTGTGTTTATAAAAAATTGCATCATTATAATGTTTATAATAAGAATCTATATAAGCAGTTAATCTTTTAATTTTTTCTGGATTCACTTTTTTAAATTTGTGTATATCGTTAGCAAGATTTTTTGCTGGTTTAGCAAAAGGAACATCACTAATTAGAATTTTTTTAGAAATGTAATGTATAACAGAATAAGATTCGCCATCTTTTTTAACTACATAAATAGGCTTTTTAGAAACATTAGATGTAATATTTTCTAGTTTTTCTAAAACTGCTTTTTTATTTTTGGTAGGAATGTTCATACTACTATTTATAAAAATAGTATTTTAAAGGATATCTGAATAGGTTTTGAAACCTATGCAGTTATTCTTTCGAACTTTTTTGATTAAATTCTTTTGAAATAATTCTTCTGCAACATATAGATCTCGTTCATCTAATGAATTGCAAGGAACAAAACCATCTGCTTGTATCATTGTGATGATTTTAGATTCTGGTCTAGATATAATACTGATTTGATTATTTTTGCCTTTTAAAACTCTCATCATTAACCACCGGCATGCATTGCGGCCATATGCTTTTTGTACTTTTTGGTGCCTTTTTTATGTGGACTTTTGCCTTCGTCTATTGCTATTGGTGTGAAGTCTTGCATTACATCTTCTATAGAGCCTTCACCATGATCTACTATTTTGCCCTGTGGATCTAATAATACCCAAGCATTGTCGTCATCGTTATAGCCTTCTTCTCTGGCATTTATAACATAACCATTGCTGAGTTCAATAGGTGTGTCACCGTATTCCCATGAACTGATAGCATCTAATA